TTTAGGAACGCATATATAAGTCCATCTTCTACGCCTGTGCCATCCTGCACAAACGCATTACCTTCGATGTCAATCTCAGTGATAAAGTAACCCACCTCAATAGCCATGAGGATAGGTAACAGTTTAGTTTTGTAGGATATACCTAGGGTCTTAATAGCTGAATCAGAAAGGTCAGATGTTACAGAAGCTGAAATCCCTAACCGTTTGTAAGCGGCTTTAAGGGCAGCAATTGCTACAACTGACTTTAGATTCATGCGAAGTCTTCCCTAATCTTAAATTTAATAACGTCATACAAAGTTTCTACAACACCACCACCTCTAGTTACTTCAATTTCTCCATGGTAAGTGCCTGGGTCTTGGTTTAGCTCTCCAGATGCCCAAGAAACAAGTACAATGCCTCCGGTAGCAGGGGAACTAATAGTTAAAGTTTTAGTAAATATTAAAGTAGTAGAACCTGCAGCCCTGAAGTGCATCCTCACAGTACCGCTTGTTAAGTCAGTCGCGGTGCCTGTATCTTCATCAGTCAGGGTTATACGCAGCTGAGGGCCGGTATCACCTTGAACATATTTAAAAGTTTCAGCCATTTGTCCTCCTAGTCAGCAAATCTTATAGAGGCTACTCGAAGATTAGTTCTTCGGGTGTCCCGTCCTTTAGCGTTAGAAATTCTACGCTCAAAATCAATACGGTGCTGCATAGCTAGTTCTGGGTTACTCCATTCTTTGTTTGGAATCTCCGCAAGTCTAGCAATAGCTCCTGATGCTATGCTGCGCCCGTGGGTAGTAAATATAAAAGTCTCTACTCCTGTAGCAGACAATATTGGTTTCAACACACCTAACCCGTTAAATGTATACTTGCCATCTGGCATTGGGTATAAACGTATGCTGTTATCATCAAGAACAGAAAAGTAAGTTGGTGTGCCTTTAATAGCAGATCCATCCTTGTTTGTAGCCACTCTAAAATGTCTTTCCGATACGTGTTGTATGATGTTACCGTCCAAGTACAAGTACATTATATTTTCTAGAAACGTACCTTTAGGTACATCTATCTCATAATCAGATGTGCCATTGCTTGTAAAATCAGGCTCTATTGTATATCTCCATACTTCACTTTCAGCGCAAAAATCAGCAGCAGCTTCTTGTAAGTGAGACTCTATAACAATTTCTGGACAACCAGGAACATAGGGTTGTACATAAGGATAAAAACTTGCCCATGTAGTAGTTGCCATTTACACTGCCTCCGTAGGTGAAGAGCCTACATCACTCTGGGTCTTATTACCTATAGACGACATAAATGTCTGGTAATGAGCACCTGCTCTAGCAGCATTTGCTGCAAATTCAGCATCTTTAGAGAAAGCTCTATATAGTATCCAATCAGTAATAACACTTAAATAGGTGTCATCTACTTTTATAACTTCTGCACTACCTGTAGTAGGGTGCAAGTTTGCCTCAGAAAGGCTATGTGTCCCAGGTAAGTCAGCGTACACTACTTCTAATTGAGCAGAGGTAGTAGCTGGGGGGAACACAAAAAATTCTTTAGGTTGCCTAACGTCAAACGTATAGTTTTGAATGTTTACCGAAGCGGTATCATTATGCCAAGCTGGGCGCTGGTCATCTAAAACACTTCTTTCAATTAGGCGTACTACTTTTTTATTTGAGCTAGATGCTAAATTTCTTACTACATCTAGTAAACGTAAAGCAGTGGAAAATCCGGAGGTTATTGTTTGCCTGCTACCAGCGACACAAGTAAGTGTACCGGTCTTAGAACTAGCGTCAGGTCTTAGTAACGCAATTTGTAAGTACGACTCATTAAGCCAATTTTGTAACTCTACGCGTGGCCATCGTACATTTGAATCTTGTAGAACATCTTCTACGCGCTTAATAATTTCTATAACTTTTATTGTTGCCACAGTCTACTCCGTACGTTGGTATAAGGAGGGAGTTTCCCCCCTCCTCAGTTATTTAACTAGACCTCCTTATGGAGTTCCAATTAACGCTGTAACTAGCGCTTCAGGCTTAACAACCTTACGACCATATACAGAAAGTCCACGAACGATGTCGCCGAAGTCTGTTTGGTTACGTAGAGGCTCTGTCTTCGTGATTTGCGAAGCAAACGAGACAGCTGCTGAAGTACCTGCAACCATCATTCTACGAGGCTTAGCGTTTGAAAGCGTAGCACCAGTAGAAGTTGCTGATAGACCTGCAACTGTAGCTTTAGCAGTAGTACCTTTAGGTAGTAAGTTAGATACATAAACCGTGAAACGGTCTAGCATTCCAATCTTACCAGTACGAACGATACTTGACTGGTCACCAGTGAAGTACGCCTGTGCAATATCAGATTGCATCAAGATGTGACGATCGTGTGGAGACATAATCAACCAACGACCTTCTTCTGGTACGTTCTGCTCGTCTAACGCAGCTGACATACGTAGAATCATCTTCAACATTTCACCAGATGTAGCTTGGTTGACAGGTGCAACGTCAGTACCTAGACCATAGCTTGCTGAGATAGCACCAGCTGCTGCGCCTTTGTTAGCTGCAACTGCGCCTTCTGTTACAAACCAGTTGAAGAAACATTCGTTTTCAATAGAAATCTTCAATTGCTTTGCAGCATCATCAGTAAACATGTTCATCAAGTCCATATCAGCTTGGTGCGCTAATACGTCGTTGACCTGCACACTAAAGTACTTACCTTTGTTGATTTGTAAATCTTGAAAGATTGGTACAGGAACTTCACTTGATAAAGTCGAACCCGCTCCAGCATAATCATTGATAGTGATTGATGGTGCAGTACGGATACGAATTGAATCACCTTGATTCTTGATCTCGCCTTCCCAACTAGTGTTGGCAATTTCAGTCATCATTGTGTTTGCAAAAAATTTTGCGTTTAGCTTGTTAGACCACAATTGTGGAATAAAGCTGCCTGAATAATCAGGCGTCGTGTTAAACGGGGATTGTACGGGAAATATAGCCGCCATTTTTGTACTCCTTAAAAATTAAAAAATAAAACAGTTTGGGTTAAGGCTGCGTACTTAAATGGCGTATTAATTTTACTTAACTCGACCTTCCATGTATGCAACAGTTAACTCAGCTTCAAGTTTTTCCGCATCATCATACTTGCCCTGTGAGTTTAAGTCTCTAATTTTAGTCCAACCTCTATCCAATTCTTTTTCTGAATAAACCTTAGAACTATTATTCGAACTCTTAGACGCCACTGTGCTAGCAGAACGACTTGGTGTTACTTGCTTTTCAAGTTCTGTTTGGCGATCACTCTTGCCGTTTGCAACTGGTTCGACACTTCCGCGAAATAAACTCACATAGTGAGCTACCGCTTCTGCATCTCCCGAATTAAACGCAGCTTGAGCTTGATCTCTGCGTGGCCCCCTAGTCATAGGGTCAATTTCATTTAGCCATGCAACCCAACGTTCGTCGTTGTCAAGTTGGTCAAACCCAGGCACTAAAGCGTTTAGTTTCTGTGTAAAACCTACCTCTCCAACTTGGTTATCAGTATTTGAAATTTTACTCTGCAAATCCTGAATCACTCTAGACTGTTGCTCGAAACGTTCCTCGTAATCTTGAGAAACTTCTTTTGCAACTCTCCGTTGAAAGTCGATCAAATCATCACCGTACTCTTCTCGATCAGCATCGGTAACATAACTAACTTTCTCTTTCGGTTTCTCAGCTTCTGCTTTTTTTGCAGCTTGTGCTTCCTCGCGGATTGCATTCATCTGGTCAGTAAGTTCTTTAACCTGCTGGTGCAGCCTAGGAACTTCTGCATCATACTTTCCTCGTAAGGTAGCGTATTTCTGCTTAAAGCTTTCTGATACTTCTTCTATAGAATCGTCAGCCGGCGTTGCTTCTACTGCTACAGGCTCCTCGATTGGTTCGTCATCCGTTACTTCAACTTCCGTATCCTTGGCTTTAGCTTTTTTAGAAGTTTTCTTTTTCTTAACTTCTGGTTTGGCTTTTGTTTCTTCGCCTTGGGCTTCTAATTGTTTCTCTAACTCTTCAACTTCATCAAGTTGTTGTTGTACCTGTTTTGGCAATGCCATTTTTTTCTCCCTTAAAGCACCAACTCTGTTTCGCAGCGCAATGTATGCTGCTCCCGTTATGG